GCTTTACTTTTCAGTTCTAGTTTTCTTAACTTTGCTTTTTACATATATGCAATTGGATTTGTTGTTGCATTAGTGTTAGAACAAATTGTTAAAAGAATGGATAACGAAAGAAATATCTACATTGTTGAATCAAATCGAAAGTATCTGTGGAGACAAACTTGGATAATCAATATTAATTGGTTTGCATGTAACGTAGGGTTATATTTTATATCAAGAAATATGCAACCAATGGGTGATACTTTCTGGGATGGTGCGTTGTGAATTATGAAATCACAGACAATTTTATTGATACACAAAATTTTCAACAACTAAGCAAACATATCTTATCATCATCAATGCCTTGGTTTTTTCAATACGAAACAACCAGAAATGCAGGCGATGAATCTTTCTTTTCTCATATTTTCTATCAAAATATGAAACCAGTATCTCCACTCTATGATCAAGCCATACATTCAATACTGAAAAATCTTAATGCAGGACTTGTATATAACGTGAGAGGAAATTTATATTATAATACTGGAAAAAAGGAAAAATCTGCAAGACATATAGATGTTGAGTATGATGGAATTGTAGGAAAGACTAGTATTCTTTATATCAATACTAACAATGGGGGAACCAAACTATATCAAAAAGGCAAAAAATCTGTGTTTGTTAACTCTGTTGCTAATAGATTAGTCACTTTTGATTCTGATACAGAACATGAGGCAGTATGGCAAACAGACTCCAAGGTACGTGTAGTAATTAATTTTAATTACGTTATTGAATCTCAGAAAAGTCTCAGTGTGCGATGATTATCTATAATTTAGACGTTGATTCAAGATTAAAAAATATAATTATACAGACAGGTGATAAACAAAACAAAAAAACAGCGGTTAAAGCATTAATGACTGACTGGAATATGAGAGAATATGATGCCTTTGATAATTTAGCAAAATTTATTGAAACAAAGGTTAGTGGTGAAGTATTTGATATATGGGGTGCATTATATAAGAAAAGTCAATATACAGAATCTCATAGTCATAAAAATGTAACTAATACGTTTGTATATTTTATTGATGTTTGTGAAGAATGTGCACCCCTTTTTATAGACGATAAAAAGATAACACCAAAAAATGGTAAATTGTTAATATTTAAAGATGAAGTACACTACACTTCAAAACATAAGTGTGATCATGATAGAATTATCATAGCTGGCAACATTAAATAATACATGTAGACTACATGAAAAAGGATATTTTAATAAATAATTTCAGAAATAATCTGAGATTCGGAGAACAAAGATGCCACTAAATTTAGCATCTCCTGGAATTGTAGTTAGAGAAGTTGACTTAACCGTTGGTCGTGTAGACACAGCATCGGACAAAGTTGGTGCTCTTGTTGGTCCATTTGCCAAAGGAGCAGTTGACCTTCCAATTTTGGTGGAGACAGAGCAAGATTTATTAGATAATTTTGGAAAACCATACTCTGCTGATAAGCATTATGAGTATTGGATGACTGCATCATCATATCTTTCATATGGTGGTCCTCTAAGAGTTGTTAGAGCAGATGACGATGATCTTAAAAATGCTTTTGCTGGAACAGCAGGAAGTATTAAGATCAAAAGCACAGAAGACTATAACGATCTAGGATATGATGGAACAACAATTACTGGAGTAACTGTTGCTGCTAGAAATCCTGGCTCATGGGGAAATGGTTTAAAAGTTGCAATCATAGATGATCTAGCAGATCAAATATTAACTTTCAGTTCACTACCAACAAATATTGCTGTTGGTTATGGTGTAACACAAGGTATTCCAGCAAACACTGTTGTTGCAGGTTCTGGTACAACATCACTTCTAACTGGTTACTTTAAAGGAATAGTTACTGAAGTTGATTCAACCAATAAAAAAGTTTCTGTTAAGATACTAGAGTCAGTAACAAACGCAGGTGTCAGCACAGAAGTAGGATATCAACCAAATGGTATTTACAAGTTTGGAAATACTGCAGTTGCTATTCACACTAATGGACAGTCATCCTCATATACAACAGGAACACCAACTGCTAACACAGATTGGTTTGATTCACAGTCAATACAACTAACAAACTCCTCAATCAACTGGAATAATATTGCAGATCGTCCTGGCACATCATCATTTGCTGCTGCCCGTGACTCAAGATTTGATGAAGTTCATGTTGTTGTTATAGACGATACTGGTGAGGTAACTGGTAATGCAGGTTCAATTTTAGAGAAGCACTTATCACTTTCAAAAGCAAAAGATGGTGAGTATTCATTAGGATCACCTTCATACTGGAGAAAGTACACTTACAATAATTCAACAAACATATTTGCTGGTGGAGCACCTGCAGGTATCGTTACTACAGCATTTGATGTTGGTGGTACAGATTTTGATCTTAAAACTGATGTAGGTTGGGATCAAAATGCACAAGGTATTAGATTTGCTGGTATCGGTGTAACCACACTAACACTAGCTGGTGGTAAAAACTATGATGGTGGTGCAGACGAAGATGCTACTGGAGCATTCCAAGTAACTTTATCTGGACTAGCAAATGGTTATTCACTCTTTGAAGATGATAACTTAAACTCAGCAGACTTTATTCTAATGGGTTCTGGTAATCATACTAAAGAAACAGCACAATCATTAGCAAACAAAATTATATCTGTTGCTGAAATAAGAAAAGATGCAGTTGCATTTGTTTCACCAAATAGAGGTGCATTCCTCAGTGACGGAACTGCAGGATCTGTAACAGTCTTTAACGACTCACAGATTACTGATAACGTAATTAGTTTCTTTGCTCCTGTTTCATCCTCATCATTCGCAGTATTTGACAGTACCTACAAATACATGTATGACCGTTTCGCAGACACATTCAGATATGTTCCAATGAATGGAGACATTGCTGGATTATGTGCAAGAAACGATATTAACAACTTCCCTTGGTTCTCACCAGCAGGAACTGCAAGAGGTGCAATACTCAATGCAGTTAAACTAGCATACAACCCATCTCAAACTCAGAGAGACCAGTTGTATTCAAATCGAATAAATCCAATCATATTCTCACCTGGTGGAGGAATAGTTCTCTTCGGTGATAAGACTGGACTTAGCAAATCATCAGCATTTGATAGAATAAACGTTCGTAGATTGTTTATCTTCCTTGAAAATGCAATATCATCTGCTGCAAGAGATCAGATGTTTGAATTCAACGATGAAATCACAAGAACAAACTTTGTGAATATTGTTGAACCGTTCCTCCGTGATGTACAGGCAAAACGAGGAATCTTTGATTTCAGAGTTATCTGTGATGAAACAAATAACACTGCTGCAATCATAGATAATAATGAATTTGTCGCAGACATATTCATTAAACCTGCAAGATCCATTAACTTCATCGGTCTAACCTTCGTTGCTACACGAACAGGTGTATCATTCGAGGAAGTAGTCGGTTCTGTTTAACGAGGTAATTAAAAAAAATGGCAACCCAATTTAATAGACCACCTTTAAGAAGAATCACTGACTTTAAAAGTAAGTTAGTTGGTGGTGGTGCAAGACCGAATCTCTTTGAAGTCGAACTTGCTTTTCCAGAGGAAATTGCAATCGACAATGATGTAAAGGATAAGGCAAGATTCTTAGTTAAGGCAGCTGCATTACCTGCCTCTAACATCACTCCAATTGATGTTAACTTTAGAGGAAGAATCTTAAAAATAGCAGGTGATAGAACATTTGATACTTGGACTATTACAGTTATTAACGATACTGATTTCTCAATTCGTTCTGCTTTTGAAAAGTGGATGAATTCAATCAATAGATTATCTGATGCGACTGGTGCAAACAATCCAGCAGACTATCAAGAAGATGCTTATGTTCATCAACTTGATCGTGATGGATCAACACTTAGAAGTTACAGATTCTATGATGTCTTCCCAACAAATATAAGTCAGGTTGACTTATCTTATGAAACAGTTGACACAATAGAGGAGTTCACGGTAGAATTACAAGTACTATACTTTGAATCTATCAAAGGTGTCGGTGAAAATGCTGGAGGAGAGAGCATAAGTTAAAACTGATAAATAGTGCTATAATAAAAGAAATAAAATTATACGATGGCAAAACTCTTTGGATTCTCAATTGATGATTCGGAAAATACTCCCGATTCAGTAGTCTCACCCGTTCCTCGATCAAACGAGGACGGGGTTGACTATTTTGTGCAATCTGGTTTTTATGGTCAATATGTAGATATTGAAGGTGTATATCGTACAGAATATGATTTAATTAAAAGATATCGTGAAATGGCACTTCATCCAGAATGTGACGGTGCGATTGAAGATGTTGTAAATGAAGGTATAGTAAGTGATTTATATGATTCTCCTGTAGAAATAGAATTATCAAATGTAAATGCGACTGATAAACTAAAGGATAAAATTAGAGAAGAGTTCACTCGCATCAAGGAAATGCTGGACTTTGATAAGAAGTCTCATGAAATATTTAAGAATTGGTATGTAGATGGAAGATTATATTACATAAAAGTTATTGATACCAAGAGACCACAAGATGGTATCCAAGAGATCAGATATGTTGATCCAATGAAAATTAAGTTTGTCAGACAGGAAAAGAAGACAAACAATAAAGGTAATTTACCATTAGATCCTTTAGCAGAGGGTGGAATTAAAAAAGCATATTATCCAGAGATAGATGAGTATTACATCTATACACCTAAACCAAACTATCCTACAACGATGTATGCAAGTGCTGCAGGTGCAGGTGGAAAGGGGCAAATTAAAATAGCAAAAGATTCAGTTTGTCATGTAACATCAGGATTATTTGATCGTAATAAAGGAACTTGTTTATCTTACTTACATAAAGCAATCAAGGCTCTTAATCAATTAAGAATGATTGAAGATAGTCTTGTAATTTATAGATTATCAAGAGCACCAGAAAGAAGAATATTTTATATTGATGTTGGTAATCTTCCAAAGGTAAAAGCAGAACAATACTTGAAAGAAGTAATGAGTCGTTATCGTAATAAGTTAGTTTACGATGCAAATACTGGTGAAGTTAGAGATGATCGTAAATTCATGTCTATGATGGAAGATTTCTGGCTACCAAGAAGAGAAGGTGGAAGAGGAACTGAAATCACAACATTACCTGGTGGACAGAACTTAGGTGAACTTACAGATATTGAATACTTCCAGAAAAAATTATATCGTGCATTAGGTGTTCCAGAATCAAGAATTGCAAGTGATGGTGGATTTAATTTAGGAAGATCATCAGAGATATTAAGAGATGAATTAAAGTTTGCAAAATTCGTAGGAAGACTTAGAAAAAGATTCGGAAATTTATTCAGTAATTTACTTAAAACACAATTAATTTTAAAGAATATAATTACACCAGAAGATTGGGATTCTTTAAGTGATCACATTCAATATGATTTCTTATATGATAATCAATTTGCTGAGTTGAAAGAATCAGAATTAATGAATGAAAGACTTGGAACTTTAGCAACAATTGAACCATATATTGGTAAGTATTTTTCAAATCATTATGTTAGAACAAAAGTTCTTCGTCAGACAGATCAGGAGATTGAAGAGCAAGATGAATTAATCAAGAAAGAAATTGCTGACGGAACTATACCAGATCCTAACGCAGTTGATCCTATAACAGGTCAACCGTTAGAGGGAGAAAATTTAGATTTAGGTCAAGTTCCAACAGATGAAGATCCTGATGATTCTGCAGGTAAATTAACTGATGCAGAATTTCAAAAAGATGTTAAGTCTGCAGAGATATAAATAGTCAAGATATCTTAACATAATATTAAATATGGATGAATTACTTGATATGATTGCAACCGATAAATCCGCAGCGGATATATCTGATTCGATCAAAGATACATTATATGCAAAGGCTGCTGAGAGAATTACTTCTCAACGACCAGATATTGCATCACAATTATTTGATCCATCTATTGCAGATACAGAAGTTTCTGATGAACCTGTAGAAGATTCTACGGAAGAGGAAGCATAAATAACACTATCATGGTTGATTATAAAAATGGCAGCTTTTAAGGTCGTACAAAAAATAGCATCTGTGACTGGGAACGCAGTTAGTGGATCAATTGCATTAAAATCAGGTTATTTAAGAGTAACCCCAGCTGGTGGTGATGCATTTGTTGAAGTTGGAACTAATCCTACAGCAACAGATGATAGTAGCATTTTTGTTCCTGTCAAAACTCCAACAGTTTTTAAGGAAAGTGTTGCTTCAATTCAAACTGCATCAGTTACAAATGCATCTGGTGCAATTAAATTTGGACTTCCATCTGGAACAGAAGCTCCATTTGTTGTTGGTGATAAAGTTCAAGTAACAGGTTGTGCACCTGCTGGTATTAATACTACAAGTGCAGATGTTTCAGCAGTTACAGGACCAGATCCAATCAATGGTGTTCAATCAGGAACAGTAACTTTAAATTATGGTGATGCTAACCTATCCGCTACTGATGCAATAGGTGAAATCCGAAAGGTTGTAAAGGTTGCAATTCGAGGAAGTGGAAAAACACATATCTCAGAAGTTCAAATAGTAGGAGATTTCTAATGAAACTTATTACGGAAGAAGTATCAAGAGTTAAATTTATCGTTGAAGGTAAAGGTTCTCAGAAAAAAATGTATATTGAAGGTGTATTCCTTCAAGGTGAAATTAAAAACCGTAATGGTAGAATGTATCCAATTCAAACTCTTGCAAAAGAGGTGAATAGGTATAATGAAAGTTTTGTTAAAAATGGTAGAGCATTGGGTGAACTCGGACATCCTGATGGTCCTACTGTAAACCTTGATCGTGTATCTCATAAAATTACATCTCTTGTTCAAGAGGGAAATAATTTTAAAGGAAAGGCACAACTTCTTTCTACACCTATGGGTAAGATCGCACAAAATCTTATCGGTGAAGGTGTAACTCTTGGAGTATCTTCTCGTGGTGTTGGATCACTAAAAGAAGACCTTCATGGTTGTAAAGTTGTAGGTGAAGATTTCATGTTAGCAACAGCTGCTGATATCGTTGCCGATCCTTCTGCACCTGACGCATTTGTGTCTGGAATCATGGAAGGAAAAGAGTGGATTTGGGAAGGAGGAATTCTTCGTGAACAACTCGCAGAAAAAACACAAAAGAGAATCAATACTCTTGTAGATCAAAGAAAATTAGAAGAACAAAAGTTGAATTTATTCAACGATTTTCTATCAAATCTTTAAGATCTATAAATAAATACAGATTAAATTTACAAATCTAACTATAAAATGTCCGTTGGTAGCAATTTACAAGAAATGGAAAACGCAGTAACTAAAGGCGCTGCTAAAGCTGATGCGATGC